CCTGACGTTATGTTCTGTGACCAGCTAGATAAGTTTCGTATTGCTGGCGAGTTCAATCGTGGAGATGAACGCCTCAAGGAAACCTATGTGTTCGCACGAGAAATAGCTAAAAGAAACAAGACCTTAGTGTGGGCTGTTAGTCAGGCAAACTACGAAGCACACGACAGGCAGTGGATCGACTATTCGATGTTGGACAACTCACGCACAGGTAAGGCGGGTGAAGCTGACATAATTATTGGTATTGGCAAGACAGGGTCTAGTGAGGTAGAAAATACCGTACGTCACATTTGCATATCCAAGAATAAACTGAATGGTTGGCACGGTATGATCAACGGTCAGATAGATATTGATCGTGGGATATATTACTGATGGTTCATAAAAATACATTGCGTAACCGTAGATTGCGCGAAAGCAGAAGACGGTGGCTTGATATATATAAGCGTAGGAAGGGTTGTGAGATTTGTGGATATAATCATAAGGCTGTCGCTTTGCACTTCGATCATAAGTACCCTAATGAAAAGAAACGAGCCGTAGCGCACATGATGAACTGTAAGCTAACTAAGTTGATAAATGAAATTAGAAAGTGTAGAATACTCTGTGCAAACTGTCATTATATTGAAACAGATAAGGAAAGAAAACTGATGCAAAAAGATCTATTTGAAACACCTACTTACAAATTACACAGATCGAACGATCCTAGTACAAGCCGTGAGGCAGCTTCAGCATTGAATGTGTCTAGGATGGAAAAGATTGTCTTAGCCGCAATAGATAGTTTCGGCAAGAAGGGTTGCATATCTGATGAGGTTCTTGAAATACTACCATCATTTCGTTACAGCACAGTGACTGCACGATACAAACAGCTTAAAGAAAAAGGACTTGTACTAACAAGTGATTTAAAGCGTAAGGGTAAGTCTGGAAGGTATCAATTTGTTATGTGGTCAAAAGAGAATGGTGTAGAGGATTGATATGAACATCCTGACATTCGACGTGGAAACAACCCACATACACAAGGATAGCGGCGGCACTACTGCCCTGCCATACTTTGGAAACCGACTCGTATCCATCGGGTACAAGCGTTTGTCTTCACCCTACATACATTACCACTGCTATTACCACGCAGACAGGCAAGCCCACGACTTTGCCCCAGAATTATTCCAAGAGGCTCTTGACGAAGCCGATGTAGTTGTGGGACAAAACATCAAGTTTGACTTATCGTGGATACGGGAGTGCGGGTTTGTTTATGACGGTTGTATCTTTGATACGATGGTGGCGGAATATGTCCTATCGAAAGCCCAGCGTTGGCCTCTTGGACTTGCTTCTCTTGCAGAAAAGTATGACGTTACCCGCAAGGAGAAAGACCTTGTGGAGCCGTATCTTAAAAGCGGTAAGACCTTCTACGATATACCGTGGGAGATAGTAGAAGAGTACGGTAAAGCTGACGTACTTGCTACAGAAGAAATTGCAGTTAAACAGCTAGAAGCCTTTGGCACTACCTTTGAGGAATTATATAATGCAACGGACTTTACTACCAACCTTGAGACTGTCGCTTGAGATGACAGACGTTTTGGCTCGTATGGAGCGGAATGGTCTGAAGATTAATTTAGATACCCTAGAAGATATCCGACAGGAATACCAACAGGAGATGGATGAACTTGAGGTTCGCCTAGAACGCCTCGCACGGGACGCTATGGGGGATACCCCTGTCAACCTGTCTAGCCCCGATGACAGGAGCGTGTTGCTCTATTCGCGGCGTGTTAAAGATAAGAAGACGTGGTCACGCATCTTCAACTTGGGACACGAGATGCGCGGCAACACAATGAAGCCCAAGATGCGTACACGGATGAAGCGTGGCGAGTTCAAGTCTGCCGTGAAGAACATGACTGAAGTTGTGTACAAGACACGGGGACAACAGTGTGATGAGTGTAGGGGAGAGGGTCGGTTTCATCCACGCAAGAAGGATGGCACGATAGGAAAGGCTGTGCGTGTCTGTCGGCGGTGTGACGGGGCTGGTGTTCTTTATATACCTACACGGGAAGTAGCTGGATTCAAGCTGATACCTCGTGATCCGATGGACACGGCGGCGGCAGGTTTCAAAACCGACAAGGTTACCTTAGAAAACCGACAAACCGACTTGATGGGTGATGCCCACGAATTCGTTGTAGCCTATGTGCGCTACAGTGCTTTGCGTACCTATCTGTCAACTTTTGTAGAAGGAATGAAAAATAATGTTGACGCGAATAATTTCATCCATCCAGAATTCATGCAATGTATTACGGCAACGGGTCGTCTTTCGTCTAGGAATCCTAACTTTCAGAATATGCCGCGTGGAAGTACCTTCGCTATACGGAAGGTTGTCGAGAGCCGCTTCGAAGGTGGCTTTATACTTGAAGGGGATTACTCGCAACTAGAATTCAGGGTGGCTGGGTTCTTGTCTAAGGATGCACAAGCCTACATCGATGTGAGGGATGGTACAGATGTTCACAGCTATACTGCAAGCGTTATCGGATGCACACGTCAAGAAGCAAAGGCGCACACGTTCAAGCCTTTGTATGGCGGTGTCAGCGGTACAGAAAATCAGCAACGCTACTATCGTGCTTTCAAGGAAAAGTATGAGGGCGTTACTGAATGGCACAAGGAGTTGCAGAAAGAAGCTGTAAGAACAAAAGTTATAACATTGCCAAGCGGTAGACAGTACGCTTTCCCGTCAGCCCGTTGGACTGAGTGGGGTACAGCTACAAACCGTACAGCCATCTGTAACTATCCGGTGCAGGGATTTGCAACAGCCGACTTGTTGCCAGCCGCTTTGGTTCGCTTAGATAAAATGATGCGTGTAAGAAATCTGAATTCTGTAATTTGCAATACTGTACACGATTCGATTGTATTGGATGTACACCCAGATGAAAAAGAGACTTGCATCGGGCTGTTAGCCTATGCTATGAAGAGTTTACCTGAAGAAACAGTCAATCGGTACGGTGTCGAGTACGATATGCCTGTCGGAATAGAATTAAAAATAGGCAAAAATTGGCTTGACTCTGAAGAAGTAGAACTGTAATATCTATCTACAACCCTAAAATAAGGAGCATGAAAAATCATGGATACAGGGACAGACGTAATGAACATTGACGATATGGACGCAATTGTTTCAGCATTTAATAGTGACGATGCTGAAGCCCTAATGGAAGCAAGCGGTCAGGGTGGTAATACCAACCGTCAGGTCGGTTTGCCTCGCCTCAACATCAACTACGATGCAGAGACTGAAGATGGTAAGACCCTTCCTCGTGGTGCGTGGAAGATGTACCTAGATGGTCGGTTTGTTTATGCCGACAAGGTATCGTTCCGCCCCATTCTTCGTACCTTTGAGTACAGTGTGTGGGATCAGGAAAGTGGCACCTTTTCATCTAAGTCAGTACAAAAGGTGACTTTGTCTGGCATGTTCCCAGATACAACTGGTGGCAACAAGTGTGGTCGCTTGACCCGTGAAGAAGAAGATCGTCTACCAAAAGACGACATTGCCTACCTCAACTCTCGTGCCGTTGTTTGTAATCAGGTTCTTTACGGTAAGATTTCTGGTGACTTTAAGACAGCGGATGGAACCGACGTGAAGATTGAAGACCAGCCAGTAGTTGCGTACTTCAAGAAGTCTGGTTTCAAACCCATCAACGATTTTATCGGCGGCTTGTCTAAGCAGAAGAAGCTTATGCAGAAGTGTGAGATCTCCCTTACTACACACCGCCATAAAAATGGTAGCGTAACTTTCTGGACTCCTGTGCCAGCATTGGAGAAGGAAGTCGATATCACAGATCAGGATAAGGAACTCATGGGCATGTTTGCAGAGACTGTAAAAGGCCACAATGAGAACGTTATGAATCAGCACCGTGAAGCTGTAAAGCTGATTGCTGACGATGACGACATTGATCTGGCGGCGGACTTCGACGATGCTAACGCTGCTTAAAATACAAGACTACATGACTAAGGCTCTCAGGGGGGAAACTACTGTCTCCCCTGAGACTCTTGCCGCGTTTCAAAAGGAATGCAGTGATTCTGTAGTTAAACAACTCACAACTGAACGTGGTGGTTATCGTATTCGTATGTCGGGCTTGGGTCGTCCGCTTTGCCAACAGGTGTTGGATAAGCAGGGCATCAAGGAAGAGATGGAATACAACACCCTGTTCAGGTTTATGTTTGGTGACCTAACTGAATCTATCATCATGCTGATTATGAAAGAGGCGGGGGTAGACATCGTTGACTACCAGCGTCCTGTTGAATTGAAGATTGGTGATGAGGTTGTAAACGGAACCCTTGACGTTATCATCCGTGATGAAACTGGTGTCGAGAAAGTTTGGGATGTCAAGTCAGCCAGTGATTGGGCATTCAACTATAAGTTTACAGGACTAGGTGGATATGAAAAGCTAAAGGAAGACGATCCCTTTGGCTATCTCATGCAGGGGTTCTTGTACGCTGAAGCAACCGACATGCCGTTTGGCGGGTGGATTGTCGTTAACAAATCCAACGGTCAGGTAGCTATCGTTGAGGTTCCTGACTGGTCACAAGACGATAAAGAAGCGTACCTAAAAGATGCGGCAGAACGTATCAAGTTTCTTAACAATCCAGATGTAAAGCCATTTAAGCCGTACAAGTCTGTACCTGAAACGTACAAGAAAGACGGTGAGGTTGTAGATACTGGAAACAAACTACTACCGAAGGAATGCAACTTGTGTGGTTACAGACATCACTGCTGGCCTAATGCAGTCTTGCACGACCGTGTTACGTCAC